CCAGGCTTTGAAGCACCAGACGATGAATATCATTTCAGTGAAGAGGAGCAGGACTTTCTTTTGCGCCGTGGCATATCAACATTTGATCACTTGCCAGATGGTTCAACAACAATCTCTCGCATGATCACCACGTATAAGGTTTCAAATCTTGGTGTCTCTGATCGTGCTTGGATGGATATTATGGTTCCTGCCACTATGAGCCGTATCCGATATGATTGGGCAGCTTATGTGTCGCTGCTTTATCCACGCGCAAAGCTGATTGCTGATGAAGAGACAGCGGCATTCCTCACAAAGCCATCCACTGGAGGCGATCCAGATGATGATGATCAAACTGAAAGCAACGCGATTGTAACCCCGCGTAGAATGCATGCATCATGGGCTGCAAGATGTAAGCTCTATGCTCAAAATGTTTGGCTTCAGAATGTCGATAAAACAATCAGGCAGAGCCGTTTTGAAATTGATGCTAGTGACGACGATCGTCTTAATGCGAAACAACAAGTGAAAATTGCAGGTAACCTAATGGTTCTTGCAGGCGCACTTGAATTCCAAGTCTAGGAGTAAAAAATCATGCAAACTTTAGGTATTGTAGATATTGTATGGCGGGGTCGTAATATCCCTGTCGAAAAAGGTGCAAAGTTCAAAATTGGTGGCATCAAAAATAACCCTGTCACCTATGGCCGTAAGGTTGGACGAGCTCAAGAATTTATAGGCTCTGAAGCCACAGCAACAACCAATCTTGAACGCGGTCAACGTTGGGGTAACACTTGGGATGCCGGCGAAGGTGAATTGCAGGTGGTCTGTGATACAGGTCAAACCTACGTGATGGATGACGCCTTCCTCACAGACATTCCAGAAATTACTGGTGGTGAAGGTGGCAAGATTGAACTCCAGTGGATGGCAAGCGCTCCGGAGGAAATTCTGTGACCAAGAAAATCAGAGAAACAAATATTGATCTTGCTTCTGACGCTGAAACAGTTGTTGATGAAATCATCAATGAAGATGAAGCCATTCCTGCTGAACCTGAATTGGATGATGATATTGTTGATGAGGATTTAGATCCTCTTGATCGTCTTCCAAAAGAAGCAGTTCGTAATCTTGATGGCTCCGTGACTTTACCATTAAGCTTTCCAGTGACTTTGAAAACCCGAAAAAAGGGTCAGATTAAAGAGCGCGAATTTAAAGAGCTTAAATTCAATCGCATGAATGGCGCTGCTTTAAGAGCAGTAGGTGCAGCACCTGATCAGCATCAAACAACAGTGGCACTAGCACAGTCTACTGGCATCAATCAGGCTGTTATGAATGCACTCTATGACAAGATGATGGATTACGACATTGGCAATTCAGGCCGGGTGATTAATCATTTTTTGGCGAGTGGACCGAAGGCTGGGAAGCAAGGCTCGGTGTAATAGCTGAAGCAACAGGCTTTTCAGCTAATGAGCTGGAAAGCTTTACACTAGACCGTGTCGGCTTTTGGTGGAATGCGATTATGCAAGGCCGACAATTAATGAAAGAGGAAGGAGAATAAGGCATGGCCAGCAATATGTCCGTGGATGTCATGGTACGGCTAAAAGACCGTTTGACAGGTCCATTAGGACGGCTGAAGAAAACCTTATCCTCCTTCACGTCACTGGTTAAAGTTGGCGCTGTAGCAGCTATTACGGCTTTTACAGCAGCAATGACTGCTTCAATTTTGGAAGCTATGAAATTCCAAAAACTATGGGACGAAGCAAACAAAACGCTGGGTATGAGTAAGCCCGCCTTGCAATTTCTCAAAGATGATTTGGATGTTCTAGCAACCAAAATTCCTTTGGCTCGTGATAAATTTGTTGAGATGGCTGAGCAGGCTGGTAACATCGGCATACGTGGACGTGAAGCACTGGTCGATTTTATTGAACTTGCAGCCAAAATGGGGCTTACCTTTGATGGTGTGGATCCGCAGCAAGGCGCAAAGTTTCTTGGTAACTGGCGTGAGAGCTTAGACTATAATCAGGCTGAGCTTGAAACCACAGTCGACCAGATCAATTATCTTGGTAATACGACCAATGCGGGTGCTGGGCTACTTGCTAAATATGCGTCAGATAGTTTAGCAATCGGTGACGCTGCAGGTTATGCGCGTGAAGAAACGTTAGCGCTGGGCGCAGCCGTAATTGCTGTAGGTAAAGCACCTGAAGTTGCGGCTACTGGGTTTAGAGCCATGAACCGTTTTCTAACAGGCGGCGCTGCAAACCTAACCAAGTCACAAAAAGGCATCGTCTCTAGTCTTGGATTAGATATGAATGCAATTCAAAAACAAATGCAGACAGATGCGACTGGCGCTATAAGAGCCGTTTCGACTGCTATTAGCAAAATGCCTGCCGAAAAACGCACTTCGATCGTAACCCAACTATTTGGTGATGAAGCTGCTCGTGTATTTGGTCCATTACTAGGTGATATCGACAAACTTGAAAAAGCCCTGAAACGAATTGATGACCTGAAGAAAAAATCTGCAGGTTCTGCAGATGCAGAATTCTTGGGCGTATCAGATAACGTATCTGCGAATTGGCAAAAACTAAAAAACGTCATTTCCAAACTAAGAGATGAAGCTGGCCAGCCTTACCTTGAGCCAATCAATAATGGTTTAAAAGCAACCATTGGTTTTCTAACAACCCTTGATGATCGAGTAACCATACTGGATCGTATAAAGACAGCGGCTAGTGGTTTTCTAAGCGGCCTTGGTTTTTCCGGGCTTTCATCAGAGCTTGGTGGGATAACGGATGGATTTGCCGCGGTAAGGGACTTTATATTTGGTGTCGTCGATGGCCCTGATCCGGGCGAGTTCCTAGCTAAAAGTTTCAAGAAGGCAGAAAATTTTGGCAGACGTTATGCCACAACGTATAAAGGCATACTTTCTGGCCTGCGCAGAGGCGCAAGCTATGCAAAATCCTTTGCAAGTGACGGCATAGAAAAAGTTGTTTCAGGCTTCAATAAGCTTACAGGAATTAGCCTGCCTGATTTTGCAAAATCGCTTCCGAGTAAAGCCAAATCAGCAGGCTTGTTCATAATGGCCGAAGGGCTAACAGCCTTACAGGTTGTATGGGAAGGCCTGAAAAACTTTGGCACTGGCTTCATGACTGGCTTCATGAACAACATTGAAGAAGGTCTATCTGGCTGGGATGGTTTAGGTGGTGATGTTTCTGAACTCGGCACAGCTCTTGGTGATTTGTATAAGAGTTTAAAAGGCATTTTAACTGCAGCAACAGAATTATCTAATTTCTTGCAAGGAAAGCCTGTCAATTGGGAGGCTCTTAAAGGTAGCGGTTCAGAAATTCTATCTCAGATTGGCGACCTTATTAATGCAATATTATCACCGCTTGAAAAACTGCTTAATATGGACTTGACCATTGACTGGTCGAAACTGGGCACTGGGTTAACTGAGGCTGGTAAAAAAATTAAAAACGGCCTTAATAGTGTTCGTAATTGGTGGCGTGGTGGATCAGAAAAGGTTGATGTAAATAGCACCAAACCTGATGTTGCCAATGATAATTCACCCACAAAAGTTAAGATGCCAGTTAAATTGGATGCGAAACCAATCAGAGCTGATGCACGCATCAATAATGCATTTGGTGATGTTAAGGTGAACGCGCCTGCATCCAATAATAATGTTCAAAAAGTAGAATTTTCACCATTGCAACATGAAGTGACATCTAAAGTCGATGTTGGCGGCGGCGTTCATGTGACAGTGACTGGTCCAGCAAAAGTTACAGGCGCAAGTTCCACAAATCCAAACGCGCCAGTAACCGCCAATACAGGCCGTGCCGTTGGAAGGCTTTAGGAGCTGAAGATGCCAATTGATAATCACTCACATCTCTTGCCGGGTCTTCTACCTGCCGTTTGGAGCGGCATAAGTTTTCATATGCCAGATACTTCGACCATTGCTGGCCGCAGAGTGGCAGAGCATTTGTTCCCGGGCATTGATGCGGCCGCTTATGATGACTTTGGCGAGTTGCCTGAAGAAGTTAGCATTTCTGGTGTGCTCTTGGGCGATGATTATATTTCGCAGGCTAAACGTTTAAGAGCTGCTTTTAAAAAGCCTGGACCATCTACATTGATGCACCCTTGGTGGGGTGGCTTAACCGTTGTTTTGGAATACCCTGGAGAAATTTCATTTTCAGAAAAAGAGCTTCGAATTGCACGTTTTGATGCGACCTTCAAAGTCATCCCAACAACCGGGTTTGCACCATCAGGAATAATAAGCGCTACTCGACTTCTGGACGCTACCAAAGAACTCATGGTGAGTGCTTCTAAAATGTGGAATATTGCATCCACACTCAATCATTTGGTGACAGCTAGAACCAAACGTCTTGCACTGAATAGTTTTCCCTTTTTAAGTGATGTGCCAGGTCGTGATTTTTTGGAGACAACACGAACGCAAATCATGAATTTGTCGTCTGATAGTGCTTCGCTGGAAAGTCCTGTTGCGCCTGCATCAGGTTTTATTCCAGAGCAGAAAATTTATAGTAGTTCAACTCTCGCTGAATTGATTTTAAATGGCTCTCAAGTGCTTGTTGAGGAGGCTTTAAAAGCCCCTTCAATACCCGATCTGGCCAAGCTTTATTCCGTAGCGGCCACTACCATTGCGCTCACTGCAGATCAAACTTTAAACTTGGAATATAATTCACGCACAGAAGCCATAAATTGGCGATCTCAAATCACAAAGACTTTGAGCAGTCTACAAGAAACATCGATGTTAATATCAACTCCAGAAGCATCAAGTTCATATGGTTCTGCAGCCAGTGAATTAAGTCGAGCGGCACTTGATGTATCAACCGCCCTACACGATGATATTAATGAGGCTATTGGCAGACTTCCCGCACTTCATACTTTGAACCTTGATCGATCAGAAGACGCTTTTCTTGTCGCTCATCATTTGTTTGGAGACAGACCGTCAACAGTGGAGGCAGGCTACCAATCCATAGTCAAGAGAAACAGACCACGCCATCCTGCACAATTGGAAGCTGGCATCATAGAAGTTGAGCGCTGATGGAACGATTTCATGCAGATGAAGCCACGCGTTCTTTTCGATTGGAAGTTGAAGGTGTCGGTATTTTTGATGAATGGACACTTGCAGAAGTAACGCGTGACTTGAAAGATTTCTCTGGTGCATTCAACCTTTCACTTCGAGATTATAGTCGTTCCCTTTCTACTTTTAATTACGCATCGCCCGCTAAGGTTTACCGTTTAAGACCAGGACCAGAGGTTAAGGTGTTTGTGGATGATCAACTTGAGCTGGTTGGCTTCATAGAAAAGGTCACGCCAAGTATAACATCTGATTTTGCTGAAGTTACCATTACTGGCAGAGACAAGACTGGTGATTTGATAGATAGCGCTGCAGCACCTGAAGGACCAGGCGAACTGGTGGATGTAAAACTTGAAGATGCTGTAAAGCAAGTTGCTAAGCCCTTTGGTCTAAAAGTTACAAATGAAATCGATACTGGAAATGCCTTTCCGCGCTACCCACTTGGCATTGCCGAGACAGGTCTTTCGGCAATTGAAAAAGGTGCAAGACAGCGCCATGCACTTGTTACTTCAGATGGTATTGGAGGTATAAAAATTACACGCACTGGATCGGAAGCGGCACCTGCTGATTTAACCCTGCCCGGTAATATGCTTGGTTCAGATGCAACATTTTCTGATGAAGGTAGACACAGTGAAGTTATTGTCCGGGGGCAGGCTGAAAAAGCACGTGGTGATCGTAAGAACAGAACAGCACCACAAAAACCGGGCGATGCACCAAAGAAACCTGCAGATCGAAAAGCAACAGATGGATCCGCAACGCAGCGCGAACGAAAGGGAGCAACCATTACAGGCCGTGCAAAAGACCCTGAGATAAAAAGATATCGCCCGATCGTTCATATGGCCAAGTCACAACCAGATAATGTTTCGGCTGATGATGAAGCAGATTGGCGCATCGCAGTGAGGCTGAAGAGCTAACCACTTCCGTCTGGGGTTATTCGGTCAACGGAAAGCCATGGCGGGTTAATCAAGCACCCATGGTAAGAGACAAATTCCAAGGGATATTCAGGAAGATGATCATCGGGCGAACATCAAAGCGCTATGATGATGGTGGCCGTGTTACCGACCTCACTTTGAATTCCCCAGAAGCGTTTGATATCCCAGAAGATGGAGCTATGGGCTTATTGCTTCCGTTGGGTGGTGATGAAGGTGATATGGTTATCTTGCCAGTCTCCAACCCTTCTGCTCGTATGGGTGGCTTAAAAGAAAAAGAAGTTGGTCTCTACAATGCTGATGGCGATAAGATGATATTAACACCAGGCGGTGTTTTGGATATTCAAACTGGAGCTGAGGTTTTTATAACGACTGATACAGGCGTGACAATCCAAGCAACTTTGACTAAGGTAATAGGTGATTTTGAATGCACAGGCGATGTTTCCGATAAAAATGGTTCGATGCAAGAAATGCGTGAACAATATAATGCACACGGCCATCCTGATGCTTCAGCTCCTCCAAGCCCGAAGCAAGACTAATTTCACCCTACCCTGAACCTACCCTGAACCTGTTCAGCCTAACCCATTCGCGCGCGCGCGAGTAGGTTTGCTGCATGTTTTTCGATGCTGCACTAGAATATGATCCCGCAACAAGTCGCTGTGATTTTGTCATTGGTGATGATGGTGATCTTGTGCTTGATTTTACCCCTATCACACCAATCTTGATGTCGATTGGCTTGGATCGTCGGGCTGACCCTGATGATGAATTGCCTGTC